TTCCGTGCTTGGAACACCGACGCAAACTCTCAGCCTTGTGGCACTAGAATCTATCTGTCGGACGACCACCAAGTATTCCCAATCTCCGCCGCCTGAGTGAGCCGTAGATGTATTACCTACTCCATCATCTACCCATAGCTGAACAAGACTTGTTGAAGATTTGACCCATACGCCTACAGCAACATATTTACCTTTATATTCGGCAATGTTGCCCGAAGCGTTTTGGTATATGTAGCCGTAGTCATTTTCTTCAACAGAGCTGTCAATAACGAACTTTACAGCACTGGTTCCTTCCTTCTTGGTGGAGGTCTCCTGAGAAATGGTGTAGAGATGCCCGCTGACATTCCAATTGTCTGGAGTTCCGCCAGACCAGTCGTTCAGTCCAGCGTTGGCAAGGGTCATGCCCGTTACTGGCATCGAAACCGATGTAGCCAGCCTTGGCAGGATAATATGCCCATCAAAACTGAGGTCGCAGGTCGAGAACCAGCATCGGTTAGCGTGCTTGGTTTCGTCCATTTCCTCCACACCGATGCCACCCCGCTGGTCATCAATGACCCAACTATCCACAAGCGGGTTGCTCGCCTTGGTGTAGTCTCCAATGACGATTTTCTGGGGGAAGTTCGAAGCCAGCCCAGATTCAACCCTGCCCACAAGCGGGTATCTTGTGCCGTCCAGTTCCACTTCGTTTCTAGCAATTACCTTGGTCATTACTCGTAAACCCTCTTACAATCTGGCGGTAGCTGTACTCTAGCTGCCTTGGCAAATCGGTCTGCCATGCCTTGGCAGATTTCGAATTGGGCACGATGGTCGTCTGGGTCGTTGACCGACTGACGAATTCGGGAAGCGTGGAGAAAGGCAGCCGCTTGATAGGCGACATAGTTCGGGTCTATCTCGCAGGTGTCGGTGTCGCTGCTTAACCTTGCCTGTCGTTTTAGCCCCTCAATCCGCAGGTGTCTTCCAGCAACGATGCTACTATCTGCCCAAAGATTACCATAGTAGTGCCCACTGGACTGACCAGTCAATGGAAAGCGGTACAGGTGTAGCTTAGGTGTGTCTCCATGGATAATCTTCCACTGGTCGGGCGGTATAGGATTTGGATAGTTCCCGTCGTCGTCCTCCATCGAGACTCGATATATACGGATAAAGCCGCTCGGTACGTTGTATTCGTATGTGTCGGCAACAAGCTCTGTAGTCTCGTCGGTTCCAAACAGGAGAATCTGTTTTTGAACAGCGGCATCAATCGCCATGTTGATGGCTGACTTTACCTCGTCCCAAGTATAGTCGTAGAGGATAGCGTAGGTATCTCCAGCCTCAACAGCAGCACTAAACGCAGAATGAACGGTAGCAGTCCCCATTGACTGAACCCAATCAGCTATGTACCTGACCTCGCCTTGGGGGGCAGCCTCATCGGTAGTGGTGCGAATCTTAACCTGTACCAAAGGAGAAAGCTCTTGGAAATAGTCGTCCGCCTCATAGCGGCTGGTGTCCACAACGGTGGTAGTAGTACCGCCCGTGCAGGTGCCCTCCCACCAGTTCTTGCCTGCGGCAGTCAGTGGAACCTTCATGACTAATTCTATAAGAGCATCAAGACTGTTAGAAAATACAGCCATTATTTACTTCTCCTTTTCCTTTGGTTGGGCAGTACCATGTGCCTTACGGTAGAGGTCAAGGCAGATGGCAACCCTCTGGTCGCTATCCGTGTAGCCCTCTCGCCGCAAGAAGCGAATGCATTCCCCCAAGTCGTCTGGACTTTTAGGTACTGGTATTGGCATTATCCCCTCCTTGCTCGTCTGACTAAATCGCCGCTAATGTCTATCTGTGGGAATTTCTCACGAACTGCGGCGATGACGGCTCTTATTTCAGCTACCGTTCCGTGTTGCGCCACCCTAGCCAATGCGTTTCTGGCGTGTGCCTCATCTTGTATGGGATATTTACGTTTGCTTGGAATAGCAAATGCAGAATCAGGCAGTCTTTTCCTTTGTTTGTATGTCAGCTTTGCCATTTTCTTTTCCTCGTACAACGCTGTCGCAGTTATGAGCGGGGTTGATTACGACCAATGTTGATGTAATAGCAACGCCCACAACGGTATTGGCGGCACCGAGCGTAGTTGGTTCTGTTTGGATGTACTGCCCATCTTCCTCTGCCACATAGATGGAACCATTGGGCAGGGCATTTGAGAATCGGTTGCCTCCTATGACGCAGGTTCCGAAGTAGGCGGTTATTGTCTGCCCAGAAACGCCATCTTCTCCAGCCACACAACGAATCTGAACTATACTGCCCGCTGTTGCTGTGGCACGTCTCCACCCGACGTTGTATCCTAGAGCATCGCCAGCCTTTACATCATCAGCCAGTAAAACTTGAGCAGGACTCTCCCCGTGGTAAATTACAGCGTTGTCTTGCATGTCTATAAGTGCCATTTGATTACGGGGGTGATTAAAGGCTCACCCCCAAAGCCTTGTTGGGTTAGTCAGTAGCAATGGTCGCTGTCTGGGCATCGTGGATTAGTTCATGGACAACCCAGTTAGTACCATCGCAGTACACAAGGAAGCCACCGCCGATTTTCTCGCTCGAAGTTGAAAAGGCAATGCTATCGGCTGCTACGTCGTTGAACACGACCATTGTGTCGGCTGCATCGGCGGTTACGGTCAGGTCTTGGTCTTCAACGTTGGAGAAGATATAAAACAGACCAGACTTCTTGGTGGGCAGAGTAAACTCAACTGCCCCAGAAGCCCCTTGGTTGTTGAAGATGCAACCTGAATCGGCGTGGGTCACGGTATAGTCGGCGGTTTTGGTCACGACTCGGAAAAGCATTTCCATTGGAACCTTCTTCGGTTCGACCCAAATCTCTCCGCCTCCAAGCTCATGCCCAACAACTTGAACCACGGTGCCTGCCGAAGCCGAATACCCTCCAGCGGTGTCGCTCAGGTACACAGGGTTGCCCGCCGTGCCAGTGGTTAAATTACCGATTCTGGCAGCACGGTAAGCGGTGATTACATCGCCGCTTGCCCCTGATTGACCAGCAACAAACTCAGCATAGACACTGGCGTTGCCATCAGCAGCCTTCCAGCCAGAGCTATAGCCGATGAGGTCGCCGACGGAAACCGAGCCGCTGAGAGTAATTTTTATGGCACCGACACCTTCTTTGATGATTCTTCCACCAGTGGTGTCATCAGTGAAAGCCATTTAGTTTCCTCCTTTTGAATTTTATAACAGTCTATGGGACTGGTGTTACGCAGTTACCGTGCCATCGGCATCTATACCATCGACCTTGGCACAGGAACGTAGGTCTTCCAGCTTCAGACCGCAGTACCACTTGATGCGGAACCTTCGAGCGTCCTTGGTTTCAAGGTTGCCTAGGTCTTCGACCTCAACACCTTCACTAGCTTGAACTCCGCAACAAGCCTTGGGCGCAAACGTCAGGATGAAGATGGTTGTATTGCCGCCGCCAGTTTTTGCGCTGTAAGCACCAGATGAAGCGGTTTCGGTGTTGACGATGTGGTCAGACGTTACAATTCGCAGACCACGGAACCACTCAATCATCCGACCGTAGTTGTCCCTAGTCTCGGTGAATTTGTCGCCGATTGAGTCCAAGTAAACGTTGATGTACCGCCGCATCGTTTTGGACATAACCAAGTGGGTCGGCTTCCAACCAGTAATGAGGTCGATTGCCTGTTGCAGCTTGGTCATCGACAGGGCAGTACCAGTTGAAGTACCAGCATGGACGGTGTTGTAGGTGGTGCTGGTCATCAGCTTGTGAAGACCATCAAACTCCTTGGAATTTGACGAGCTATCCCCGTAGTAAAAGGTGTCTAGGAATTTTTCTCGGACAGCCTTTATCTTGTCGTCGACAATAGTACCCTTCAGGTCGATTACGTTTGAGCGTGTCCTCAGCAGGAAGTTGTCTATGTCAGCATCCCCACCGAGAATCTTCAAGGTAACAGTCGCTTGAGTCAGGGACGGCGTGCTTTCCACCCACGTATCGCCTACGCTGTAAAACGTCGCACCAGACCGAGTAGTAACGGTATTGTAGGTAAGACTGTTGCCCAGTAGTTCCTCAAAGGGCAGGACTTCCACTATTGGGTCTTCCTTGCCAAGTCGGTCAATTACGTAACCCTTGAGGGTAGTCGTGGAATATTTATTGCCCTCGGTTAAAGTAAGAGCCATTTTTCCTCCTTATTGAATTTTATCCAGATTTGCGTCGCTCCTCCATTTCTATGAGAGTGCCCAAGGCTTCTGAAGGTGGCATTGACATGATGTCGATGCCTGAATTGCCAGCATCACGTCCAGAATCAACCTTGGTGGCTGGTTTTTGGGCAGCCTTGGTCTTCTCAAGAGCAATGAGCAGAGCCTTCTCCCGCAACTCAGTCGCCGAGGAACACTTAAGCAGTTCTGCTTTTGCTTCTTTGCCAAGTCCGTACTGGTCGATAAGCTCATTGGCAAGGACAACCCTTGCAGCCGCTTCCAATCGCTCACGTTCGGCAGCAATCTCTTGTTCCCTCGCAGCGAGTTCTCGTGCACGGCGAGCTTGTTCGAGCTTCATGGTGGCTACCTGCTTGGCAATATCAACGTCGCCGCCAGCTTCTTCAACCTGATGGAGAAAGGACTGTATTTCCTGCCTTTCTCGTTCTTCAATCATTCTCTGGTACTCAGATTGTGCTTGCTGAAGGTCTGCCTTGAGCTTCTTGATAGTGCCTTCATATCCACCCTTTACGGACTTAATCCGTTCCTCCAGTTCCATCTTTGGAACTAACTCTGGTTCGGGAGCCTCACCTCCACCTTCCTCCAATTCATTTGTTGGCTGGTCGTTGCTTCCTTCCTGCGCCTCTGGTTCTGGGGCGGTCGCCTCGTTTGCCTGAGGTTGTCCTGCCTCATCACCTTCGGTTGTAGTCTGGAAAAGCTCGTCTGCCATTAGTTAAACCTCCTTATTTCTTGAATGATGGTAGGTATTCGTCGAATTTATTTACGTCAAACCGCTGTTGGGGCTGTTCTTGCCCACCTTGCATCAGTATATCTTCAGGTGCCCCATCGTAACTAAGTATAGCGGTTTGAGCTATGTTTATTATTCTCCGCTGAAGGTCTGCGATGATTTGTTCCTTCTGTTCGGGCAGCTTAGTTTTATCAGCGTCAACAGCGTCAATCATCTTCTCAAGACTGGTTATCTCCCTGTCTGCTGCCCTGAGTCGTCGCAGGGGTTCCGAATAGTAGTTCCCATACCTAGGGTCATAACCCATGCTTAGCTTCGGGTTCTTGCGGGCAAACTCCTGAGCCTTGCCGTACTCCTTTTCCTCAATGTATTTCCTGAATTTCTCTTGGTCTGATTCTAACTTGGAGATTATTGACCGCACATCGTTGGCGACCATCAATGTAGAGTCATAGGTAGTAGTGTTGATTCCAAATGCTTCTGGGAGAGTTCTTATTAAAGCACCAGTCAAGCCATATTCCTCTTGTGCTTCAATAATTGTCTGCGGGTACATGGACATAAGCCCGTTTACAAGCTGGTCAATAACGTCTTCTTTTTCGTAGGTAATTTCCTCACCAATTACACTAGCCCCACTAAGTTGGTCAGCCAATATAGCTGGAATTGGGCTTAACTTCATCCTTCCAGCTTGAACAAGATTCCACAACGCATTTATTTCGTAAGTTCGACCAGTCTGACGCTTCTTCAACCCCTCACCGGGGTGTACTAAAGCTGGAGAAGTCTGCCAGAGTGCCCTTATGTATGAGCCGAAGCCAGCCAGCATATCGTATCGTGTTTTGCCTACCTTAATCTTTCCAAAGTCTGTGGACAGTGGATTCGGTTCCACCTCTGCCCCACCAAGATAGGCTAGATACATAATCATCGCTGTAGTTGAAGCATACGCCGCAAGGTCTCTGGCGGCAATTTTCCTTACTGCTTCAGAACTGCTTGCCAAGCACCAAGGAAGCAAAATCCTCGATGTCTGAAACCTAGGCGAGAAGAACAGTACGTTCAAGCCAGCCTTTAGAACCCCAGAAGTAGGTGTCCGTTGGGCAGCGTACTCACCTGTGGATAGTGCACCCCTGCCCGTAGCGTAGTTAATAAATCGAGTCAACTCTCGAAGGTCGTTCTCCGTGAAGTGTTTTCCCGACTGCCTCCAACCATCTACGATAGCATCGTAAACATTTACTCGTAGTGTATTAAGCATTGTGGCGTAACTACGTTCTGACGCTCTTATTGGAAGAAGTTTGGAAAGCCATTTGGACATAAATGCTTCCTCACGCTCAGCCAACGTGGAAAATACCCCCGGCGACAGGTCGTGAATAAACAAACCATACTCAATTCTTTTCAAGGCTTCAGCATCTATGCCAGCTTCCCCTGTCCTGCCCAAGTGCATTTCGTTAAGTTTTATTGCATTCTTTTCACTGGTTAAAGCCTTGAGTTGCATCTTAAAAGCGTCTACGAATTCCTTTGGATGGCTAGGGGCAAGCACGGCACCTTGACGAAGTGTCGCCGATAAGTCCATTGATGCGAGTAATGTTCGTGGTGCATTAAGTATATCTATTGTCGTGCTGATTGCTCTGGCACTCCATGGACGCATCTCAGCAAATGGCTTGGTGAATTCAAGCCCAAAGACACGTTCCAGAAGCCCCAGTTCGTACCAAGTAGGTATCTTTCCAGCATAAATCAAGCCACCTTTCCCCTCTTTGCCCACCAAAGCATCGATTGCGTTTACCTTTTGGTATTCTAGAAGTTTTGTTGAGTCGCTGATGGCTCGTGTCAATTCGTCAACTTCTTCTTTTGTGAAGCCTAGCTTACTTAATGGGATTAGGTCGTAGGCAGGTTCCTCACCAGCAAGGGCAGCTTTAGCTCTAATTCGCTGTTCAGTAGTGGTCGCCTTGGAAATCAAAGCACGGTATTTAGCCACCTTCTTCTGGTGGGTTGCTCTACGCTGTTCCAGCAGCATATGTTGCATCTCTTTTGTTGGCTTAGCTTGACGGATAAGATTGACAGCCTTTTGAACCGTTGGCGACCCACGCCCCTCTAACCCAACACCAACTGGTAGGTCTAACATCTTTCCAGAAAGCTTATACACCTCGTCGGCAAACCACTGGTGAAGTTTCGGATTCTTATGAAAGGACTTCCTGATTACGTTTTCATTTACATCTTCGGCAATTTTCCTGCCAAGTAGCTTTGCTATATCAGTATCTTCGTAAAGGGCAAGATTATAGACATTGGTGTGAGATATGATGTCTGAGTTTGCCCTCAAGAAGTTCAAAGTCCGCTGGTAGCTTTCTTTAGTCTCCCAAGGCAGTCCAATAATGACATTTGGAACTACTGGGATGTTGTTCTTCCTAGCTTTATCTAATGCTTGGTCAATGGTTTTTGTTGTTGACGGCTTCCGAAGCCGCTTTAAAATATCATCGTTGTAGCTTTCCACACCAAGCTCAACGTATCGAATGCCAGACTGCTTCAGAAACTTTGGGTCAATCTTCAAAAATTGGGGGGCAGTAGTCTGGACAATAAACCCATCAAACTCTGGATTGTCTGCCTTTAGTCTAGCGTACACCTCGGGCAGGTATTTATAGTTTGGTGCCTGCCCAAACGTTTTGTCATCTAGATAGACTAGACGAGGTTTAAGTTCTTTTATCGCCTCTACCTGCTGGTCTATGGTTCTCTTGGAAATGGTTGTAACTCCACGGGTAACATCACACATTACACAGTCATGTGCACACCCCTTCGACATACAAAGTCGGGGGATTGTGGTTGAACCCCTGAAGTGATGGAAAGAAACCCCCTGCTTGGGCTTCTCTCCAAGTGCTTTGGCAGCATTCTGGATGCTGGAATAAAATCGAACGTTGGGCATGTCTTTGAAGGCTTCCTTCTTCACATATCCGCCGACGATTATCTTGCCTTTATATTTTTTGGCTAGTTGCTTGATGAAGTCAACGTTTACGTCCATTGCGCTGAACATTACATTTTTGTATCCAGCGTTGTTGAGGAATTTTGCCGCCTCGTCAACATTTCTTACGATGTAAACGTCTGACTTTGGAAAGTTTTTAGCTGCGGAACCTATCCAAGTTGGTATTTCCCAAAAATCGTCCGCTCTGGCATATCCTGCCCGTGACCTGTAAAGTTTGTCAAAGTATTTTCTAGCTGCTGGTTCTTCCCCCTTTCCGAGAAGTTTCGAAGAAAACTGAACCAGTAGCGTTCTGTCAGAGTTGTCTGGTTCGGTAGCTGCTTTAACCCAAAGGTTTTTTGATGCAGCCGCAACAGCCTTTGCCGCCTGCCCATAGGTCGGATACGGTCTCGTAGGTAGGGCAGTTACCTTCGGAGACCCGTACAGGGCTTTTAAGAATGTTTCCTCGTTCAGTTTGCTCTTGCCATAGTTGGTGGCTTCCTGAAATGCTAGTAATGCCCTAGACTCGGCATCGGTCATCAACTTGCCAGCCCTAGACTTGCTAAAGGCTGACCGAACTTTGCTAAGCCCCTGTCTGACCAAGTTGCCCCCAACCTCTTTTCCTGCCCCAACACCTACAAGATACAGCGGCAGATAGGTAGTTTCCTCAGCAAGTCCCCTTACATCCAAACGCCAAGGCTTCTCCCTTACTTCTTCGGGAGTCCACGGGAATCTAAACGGCGGAGTTATATCAACTCCGGGGTACTCAGCCTTTTCGTACGCACGACGCATGGATTTACCAAGTTCTTGCTCGTACTCTTTGTAGAGTTCCTGTAGAAACTCTCTGGGCACCATAGGCTTCTCTGGCGTGACCTTAGCAGAAACACCAAAATCATAGCCCGGAGGGGCTGGCGGCGGTTCCCACTTTCCTGCCCACCAAGGCATAGTTAGTGCCATGCCCATTGGAGTTGAAATTTCCTCGGCAGCTTCTCCAAAGCCTCTAAGGGCTTTTTGCCACCAAGATGGCTTCTTTGTAGGCTCACCGGGGTACAACTCCGTCGTCGCAAGTCTGATTAGCTCTGGGTCGTCCCACGCCTCGTCCCACCAAGGGGCTTGTCCGAGACGCTTTCTTGCTTCAAGGATTTTCTTTTCCAGCCTAATCTTCTCAGGAACAGGCATTATTTCATTTATAAACGAATCCTTGTTGTCGGGCATTATGTTCTCCACCTAGCTTTGGGCGCAAATCTAGAAGTATAGAAGCCACGCTGCCACGGAGGAAGTGACAACCATTCCTCTCTGGCTGGATATTTTTCCAGATATTCCTCCCAAGGGTCACGACGTTTGGCTTGCCTACTCCAATCTGCAACACTAGCCTCCCAAGACCCGATGCCTGCCGCTGTTGAACCTAACGCCTCACGTGCTTCCCTAGGCAGCCCTCTGAATTCCTCCGATGCTGGATTCTGGCGGTATCGATACGCTGTGTTCAGGTAGCTTTGAAGGGCATCTTCGCCACGACCGACGTATCGTTCAGCAGCAGCAATGTCGGAACTCATTGGGGCATACGGCGTGGGTTGGGCAGTACCCATCGTAAACGTTTGAAGCGTATTCCACCACTGTTGGCGCAGCCCCTCGTTCTCACGCTCAAACTTGCCATAGATGTCAGACAGCCTTCTCTGGAAATACTGACGTTGGGCAGGAGACACAATAGCCTCAACGAACGAGGAATATGCTTCCTCTGGTTCGGGCATTGGTTCCCGCCTAGCTTGTCTGGCGGCTTCAAGCTCTGCTTGTTCCCTTGCCTCGGCTGCTCGAAGTCTCTCTTGGTCTTCCAAGGCACTAAGGAAGCCACGCTCTGCCTTCTCTCTGGCGTATTCTTTCTGTCGTTGCTGGTCTGCCCAACGACCAAGTTCTAGAGTCTGCCAGTCTACAAGCTCACGACGCTTGGCTATATCTGCTTGCTCTTTTACCCATGCGGGCAAGGTTTCCTCGGCGTACTGCTTGTATTCTGCCCTATATCTCTGCCAATCTTTGGTAAGTTTGTTGACGTAGTTAGTCCAGTCTTTCTGCCGAGTCTTTACCTTGTACAGTTCGTAGTCCCGTGTCTGTTCATCTGGTGATGTAAAGACCTCATAGAACGGCAGTTGGTTTACTGGTACACCACGGGTAATCCAGTTTTTAACGTTGTCTCGAATCGCCTCGGCGGTGTCCGACGAAACCCCTGCGTCCATTACCAGACGAACCAACCAATCTCGCAAGGTAGACAAGTATTCTTCGTACGTAGTAATTGGCATCCCATATGAAGGCGGCATCGTAAAGCCAGCCGTTGGCTGCCCACCTCTACGTAGAACGTTCTCATACCAGAAGCGGTAAATCGGGTGGTTTCGGTCAACGCCTGAGAAGAACGGAGTCATCAGGTATGACGACCCCATTTCCTGCTTCAGCCTAATAGCAGTACCATATCCGTAGGTATCTTCAACCCATTTCCAAAAATCTTTAGTTGTTGCACCGTCAGGCATTAAACGCCTCCACTACTACCGAGTGCACCACCGGGGGCACCGCCCATTGACTCTGGGGGCAGAACCTCTGGGGGCATTCCTTCCATACTTTCTGGTGGCATGCCCATTCCACTGTTCTCAGCAGTGAACTGTTCCAGCGCACCCATCGACTGTGACTGAAGTCTTCTCGGCTGTGCTACCTGACCCTGCCCAAGCAACCGCCGAAGCTCAGTCAGCAAGTTCCTAGCCAAGTCTGTCCTTCCGTCATCCAAGGCGGCAAGGAACGCTTTGTACAGCCTGTTGATGAGCAGGTTGTCTGCCCACTCTCTAGCAACCCTGTCGCTCTCAAGGTCTGGGTCTTCCACCCCAAGGATTTGGTCTCTAATTGTCTGGTCGGACAGCAGAGGTATTTCACCCTCTCGTGCCGCCTTAGCCAGCAGGTATCTTTGGGCATCGTCCTTGGGCAGTATCGCCTCAAGGCGGACTTCGGGGTGCCAGTCGCCAGCAATATCTGATGGTCGAATCAGCATCGGTTTGGGCAGACCAAAAACCTCGTTTCGGCTGGTTCTGCCACGAACCTTTATCGGCTCGAACCCACCAGCAGAATATTGTTTGGGCAGTTCAATAGAGGCAATTCTGTAAGCGTTTTCAACCGCCTCCAAGTATGGGGCTACAACTGTGCTTATCGATGTCTGAAGTGTGTTTATTGCGAATCCAGACAGTCGGAAGTTGAGTTCTCCAAACACAGTGTATGGAAAGCCAGCACGCTGTTCGTCGCCAGTCATAAACTTGAGCAGTTGGCTCATGTCCTGCGGCATGGCTGGCGTTATTATCGGTTTGATGGTCTCATTTGTAGTAGAATCCAGTGGGATTACTCCCGCCTTTTCCACCTGATAGATGTCTTGTTCTAGCATCTTCTCCCCGCCAGCAGACCAGTAGCCTAGGGGTGGCTTTACCCCACGCCGAACTATTGTCAGCAGGTCTGACGTTGTTTTGTTTATAGCGGGAACAATATTCCGCAGCCCGTGGAAAATTGATTCCCCACGATGGATTTCGGTAAACTCGTAGGACTGATGATGCGTTGACGGCATTTCTCCAGCAATAACAAGATATACTGGGCAGTAATCCAGTCCGTGCTTTTCTGGTTTCTTGCCCCACTGGTTGCCAACGACCACTGCGTTGACTTCCTCGTCCCAGTAGTCGTAAACGTCGGTTTCCTTAGCGACCGTTATGTCATACAAATCTTTGATTTCTTCTTTTGTGGCTTTGCGAACCCTGCACGCCCACTTTATTCCGTTTCTGCCCATCCCATAGGCAACATTGTATGCGTCCCAAGCATTCACCAATGGTACGGTTTCGCCTCGCTCATTCTTATGGACGTAAACAAGAACGAAGAACCTACCCCGAAGACAAGCAAGCCAAGCCATCTGGTTCTTCAAAGTTGGCATCCCCATTAGCGTCATCCGCTCATCGTTCAATGTAAATGAGCCATAAAGAAACCTTTCGATATTGGAACTAATCCGACGTTCTTCCTCGGTTTCAAGGTCAATTGGTATTCTCACTATCAGCTTAGATTGCGAAACAATGGAGATTGCTTTATCGGCGAAAACTCTTGGGTAGTTATGCGTATAACTGTAGTAGCCACTTCCGGGGTCATATTCTTTCAGCCGATACAGGTCAAAATCCCGATTCCACCGTTCCCGCAGTCTAACCGCAGTCATGTTAGACCAAAACTTTTTAGATGCACTAACTATCTGAGACGGTTGTGTGAATACTGCCACTTTGCTCTTCACTCCTAACTTCGTCTGCTGACACCCTTTCAGGGCTTGGCATACCCATTCGAGCACGCTTTTCCTGCGCCTTCAGTTTGTTTCTCATTCTGATATGCAAATCGCTGACTACTATAACGTCTTCAGGCTTGCAAACTATTGCGAGTTGGTGCCCATCGGCAGTTAGCTCAAACGGTATCAGGTCTCTAATCTCCTTTATGCTGAGCCTGCAAAAATCAGACTTGGACATAGTTTTCAAAGTAAATCCTCCTTAGAAGAACCGTATTTTTGGTCTTCTCTTTTCAATAGTAGTAAAACCAAACAGGCTGACTATGCCGTACGCAAGTGCTTTACATGAGTGGTTGTTCTTATCTTCTGGACTTTCGTTGGTGATGTTTCCATCGTTGTCGGTCTTCCACTTATAGACCTTAGTCTGCCCATCAATAGGATTTGGGCAGCCTCCCATCTCAGAAATCAGCCCTTGGCATCTTGCGTTAATATGCAGCAGTGGTTTGTTCGTGACTGGATTAACAAGTAGAAACCGCTTGACAACCTCAATGCTGTCACGGACGCTAATCTTTTGGCTTCTCAGATGTTTCTTGCCTTCGCTAGCCCAAACTTCAATTGGTGCTGGCATTCCTTGATGCTGACGGGCGGCTATGTCGATAGCCCCACCTGTTACGTTGTCCCACCAAGGTCGTTGCTTGCAGACCTTAATTATATCTGATGTAACCAGCCCACGCTCGTAGATTTCATCGACTATGTAAAGCTCATCGTTGCGCTTTTGGGCAGCTAAAACAGCATAGGCAGTAGCAAAGCCGGGGTCAATCATCAGGAACACTTCTTTGGTTGGGTCGAACTCGTATTCTTTGCCGCTTCCGACGTGAATTCGATTGCTGAACTCAGTAAATACTATGCCCTTTGGTGGGCAGGGCACTCCACCGAATCGTTCCATGAACCATTCTTGGCTCATTGTCGATTCAAGCATCTTTATTTCTGGGTCGTCTCGACCACCGGGGAAAACGGCACGATTCGTCCACGTGGGCAGGCTGAATGAAGTCAGGTCAATGTCGTTCTGGGTTTGTCCAAGCTGGAATAACTCAGGATACCACCCAAGTGAGCTTTCAAACGTTCCACTCAGTAGCATCCAGCCACGCTTCTCGGCTAACCTGCCCCGAAGCCGAAGGAAATCCTCGTAGCTTATTTGGCTTGCTTCACAGACGATTATCCCGTCTGGGGCTTCCATAGCCAGTGTACGGGGGTCTTTGGCTGATTTTGTCACCACTCGGAACGCCCCGCCGTCAACCTCTATGTATCCGGGGTCAACATTTTTTGATGCCTCAAAGCGTACGCCCAAAGCACCAAGAGCAGTACAGATATAGGTAAATTCTGCACGGGTTCTGTTATAGTCCGCCGCAACAAGCCAAAGTAGCGGGGTTTCCCAGAAACGACCGATGGACTCCATCGCAGACAGTTTTGATTTCCCTGCCCGCTCGCCTCCAGCTACAAGGCGAATCCTAGACGGGCAGTTATGGATTTCGTCCTGCTCTGGCGACGGATTGTATCCTATTTTCTTGAATACTATGTCACGCTGTTCTTTTGTGGACAAGACTATTCCTCGGCAGTCTTCTTCGAGTAGTAGTAACCAAGAACTGCCCCAACTTCAGCGAGCAACCCGCCAGTTGCCATAGTGACCAGTTCAGTTCTGTCGACAAGCACGCCGTAAACAGCAACGAAACTGATTACCAAGGTGGCAATAAGGATAAACCCCCATGCCAGATAACGTCTGGTGATTAGCTTGAAAAGTTCATTATTCATGCAAGTCCTCTTTCTTAGCCAAAGATAACTATTTCAGCTTTGTACCCAGAATTTTCAGTGACGCTGAAGATGTCCCCAGTTTGCGGCTCAAGGTAGAACAAGCCAGCATCACTCACGAAAATGTTGAACCCGTGGTAGCCAAACGGCGACTGCCCAACAGCAATCCCACAGGTGTTGAGCTTGAACAGTTCAGATGTTCTTGCCGCAGTTAGCATGGCATAGTTTTCACAGTCGAACTTCTCTCTGGTGTATTTGGGCATATCCAGCAGCACTTTGTGGAATACTTTGCCCCAGTCCTCGTGCGAACAGTAAAAGTACCGACTGTCCCAGAGGCATAGTTCATGCAAGCCCAGAGGTTGAACCAAGCGATTTAGCTCGTTAGCAGTGGTTTCAAGCTCGGTTATGCTTGGTAGATGTTCTGCCCTTATGAAGAATTTGCTCATTAGTCCTTATTCATTCCCCCAACTAAAAGATGTAGGCGAACCCTGCGGTGTTTTATCTGCCCCGCCGTCCGATGGTGCTTCCCATGCCCAACTTGTCTCCGAGCCTACTGGACACTTCTCTGCCCCGTCGTAGTCACATTTTTCCCATGCCCAACTTGTTGGACTTCCAACCATAGTGTCATAAGTTGTCTCTGGTATCGTATAAGTAACTACTAGCTTCGGTTGATAACCTGTTCCTTGCTCGGAGAAGTAGCCTGTAAAGCCAACGTTCTCTCCAGCCCCCCATGTTGGGGTTGCAGCACCAACATCAAATTTTGCTTCCCTCAGACCTAGCTTGGTTATCCCCGTCTTGGAAACTGCCGCTATGCCAGTAGCGTTAAACGAGAAATCATTATAACTACCATCTGTTGTCCAGTCAGCATAAGCGATAGCCGAATCACAATAGGCAGTTGTGCCTAAAGAGTCGTAATCACCAGCAGCCAATGCTGTATTACTGGCAGGAGCCGATGAATAGACGTTTACCTCAGGAGAGTTACTACCTTCATCATACTTGCCGCCACCAGCTACACTAAAGGTTACTGCTGTTAATGTGTAAGAGTCATCCAAGCCAGAAGTATCAAAGAGGTATATTCCCCTAAAAAGCCTGTCCCATTCATCGGTATTGCCATCGGCACGAAATCCCGCAGCAAACTGGGAACTTACATCGTCCTCTGCATCACTTCCTGCGTGCCCTTCAGCAGTAGCCCATGATTCCCCATCATCATCTTTAAAAGCAGCACGACCGTCTACGCTGGTGGTCTCTGGGTCAGCGTCGGGATAATAGGTAGCAGAGGCACTAATTTCAACAGGATACTTGAGGTCATACTCCGACGGATTGTCAAAAACGTCTCTAGGCACGTATTCTTCGTCATCATTGATTGCAAACTGCCCCAATTTTGGCTTCAACGAACCACTAAAATTATGCCGTATTAATACATCGCCAGAAGGATTACTGAAAAATACCCACCGTTCCCGCAGTCTTCCTTCAATAATCCTCACTCTACGCCTGCAGATGCCGTAATCCCATTCCAGTACATTCTGCTGGTAGTTCTCGTTAGTGGGGTCGGTTTCAAGCAGAACAGCCGTTTCAGCAATTGGTGAAACTTCCTCATTGTTAAGGAACAGTTGCGGCAACCACGTTACTGAATCGTTCTTCTTAGTACCATCAGGTTGGTCGGAAAGGCAGGTTAGCTTTATTTGTCTGCCTTCAACAACGGCACTAAACAGATTAGCTTTGGAATAATACTTGTTCTTCGCCCATAACCAGCCTGCTTCAATCTTTCTGCCCTTTGCTTTGACCTTGGGCAGACCAGAGACAACCATGAAGCGTTTGTTAGTCTTTCGATGCCTGTAGAATTTGGCGTAAGGACTATGTTCCTTACGATATGCACCAGTTACAGGGTCATATCTTGGCGCATAGTCTTGGACAAATTCTACTTCTTGGGCATCTATACCCTGCTTTGCCAGCGATTTTAGCAGTATTGGGTCTGTAGCCGCCTTTGAAGTAACTTCTGCGTCCATTATGTACTTACCCCAATTTGTATCCATTCGTAACCATCGGCATCATTTTGAACGCATATCTTGACGTAGGTCTTGTTACCTGCGCCAGACCGCACCCTTATGATTCTGCCCAAGTGGTCAGCGTCGGCAGAGGGGTCGGAGGTTACTTCTTCGGTATTGGCATATACTTCATAATTACCGGTCTTGGCGTGGTGGGCAGAAGCATTTGACTTATGGTTGGAATAGTCGGACTTGTGGCTGGAGTAGTCTGACACGTCCTGTCCGCCAAAGGTGCCCACAGTAACCCATGACGACCCGTTGTCATACGAAATGGCAAGAGTGTCTGAGGCGATAAACCACCTGCCCTCTGTGCCTGCATCGGGGCGGTTTGCGGCTGTATCGACCAAAACCTTTCCGTAGAAGGCGTTGTCTCCGTCGATTTCCGTCGGGTCTGAACCAGAGCCAGCACCCAACAGTAGCTTGTCCGAAGTCCACTCAAGGAGTGACTTGCCGATTCTGCCACCAGTCTGGTAGCTTTCCAGCACTTCTAGAGGATGCTTTGTTACTACAATTGGATTTGTCATAAGTTCACCGACCACTGCTTGTCTAATTCGTAGTAAAGCACATACAGGGTAGCATCTGTGGAATCCTTGCGAATAGCTTTGAAATTTGGTATATCAGCCATCCAAATTTTGAACCACTGCCCGTTCTTTATTGGGATGCCTGTCGAAGAAGTCGGCGTATTGGCGCAGTCAATCATTATGTCTGCCCCCTCAACATAACAAAGGGCAAACAGAGTAGCAGATGTCAGCTTATCGGATGTAAATCCCACAGCCGTGTCACTAACGGTTATCGTCTCGCTCTCAACCTGTTTATAAGTGACATTATCCATTTATCTTCTCCTTAGCTATTTACTAGCTGGTACACTGTCTGTACTATGCTGAAGCCTACACAGGCTGGCTCGTCCAATGCGGTGCCAGTAGGAGTAACTGCCATCAACTCAAGGGTGATACAATCACCAGCCTGAATAGCTGCCGCAGGTATCGTTATTGCATCAGTACGATAAGCAATCTGCTGGCTAGTATTCGCAGAGTCGTAGGTATCCTCGACGGCAAGGGTGGACTCACCAGAGTTGACGTTTTCGCTTATTCCATCTACTGGTAGATACTTCACCTGCCACTTTACTTTTTTGCCAGACTCGTCGCTGCCAGTCGTACTGCGTGTCCAGTGAATATACATCAATATGTCAGTTCCACTTACCCAATTACTAGGCACGTGAATTTTGTAGTATGCCTTGTCTGTACCCACTGTAAATTCAAGGGCTTGGCAGATGCCATAGACATCTACGGCTGGAGGATTGGTTGGATTCTTGCCCAGAGAATCTGCTGGCACAACCAAGGAAGTAGTCTTTGTCCTTGGGCAGTCAAAAATTTCAAGACCGCAACTACCAAAAATATCCAACGCCATTGTGCACCATCCTTAATATCTTATGCCCCGAAGGTAGAATGTTCTATCGGCAGACTGACCAGCCGATGTTTTGACCTTGACGTACCGCCAGCCGCCGAGCTTAAACGTAGTTGTGTAGCCGCCAGTTGTAGTCATTGTGGTCTGGTTGTTGCCAAGGTCTTGGTAGGTGTTGCCCATGTCTGGGTCTTTCACCTGAAGACTAACGTTGCAGCTATCCAACGAAGGAATGACAATAGCTACCTCGTCACACAGGTCGCCTAGGTCGCCTTCGGTGCTGAGGTCATCGTCATCAGAAATGTCAATCATTACCGATGTTGCTGGTCTGAAGTAACTCATTAACACACTCTCCTTTGCTAGTTTTGTTTTCTACTTCGACAGGCGAGACATCTATCACCTGCGATTTGTCTGGGCTTGGTAATGCCCTCGTCGAAGAACGCCTGCCAAGCTCACGTAACTCCTGCAAAAGTTCATAAAGCCTAGAATCAGTCGTCTCCGTCCTGTAGCTGTCACGGAACATCGGTCGGTAGCCCTTCAAAAGCATCATCTTGGGTATGAAATTCTTATGCTCTTGGAATTCTTCCTCTATCTTATCGGCGGCTACCTCACGGGCGAGCTTGACCATTTCCTTAAATTCTGGGTCATCTTGTGCCCACCAGTGAACTCTGGTAGGATTCAGCCCCAACTTTTCGGCGGCACTCGACAGCGTTCGACATTCACCAGATGACATAAGCTCTAACAGTCGAACTTTGCTGTCTAAAATCTTATCGTCGTTCATGCGACGAGCTATTTTAGTTGCCCCCGGCTTTCTTCCCGGCTTCTTGTGCTTCGTGGGGTCGTATTTGAACCCCTTTGGTCGTGGCATTACCAATAGCCTCCAAGCTCTTTGGGCAGGTGGTTCGGGGGAACCTTGGGGAATCCAGTGAAGCTGAACGTGTAGATGCTCTTACGAACACACGAAGCACCACACTGCTGGCAAACAACTTGGGGGTTTTCGTTCATGCCATGTATTGCTTCAGTTTCCTGTCCACATTTTGGGCAGTTATAAATGTATGTGGGCATAATTCCTCCGAATTACTTGACTTTGGGTATCGTGGGTCGCCCTGACACCTAAAATTAACCGAAAATTAACAAAAATTTTCAGGCACGATTGCCTAGCTAAACGGGAATTTTGTGGGCAGAAAATAAACGTCTTGGGCAGGTAGCAACATCTGGTGGCAGCTAGACCTTCCCTATTATATTCTACCACGACGGTTGGGGGCGTTGTCAAGTGGATTTTCCGCCAAAGAGCGGCAAATAGAGCGATGGGCAGGGCAGAAAACAGAACGGACGGGGGCAAAATCAAACTAATTTGCACGGATTCTAACGATTTCGTGACTTTTTTGTAAAATTAAAAACAGAGACACACCCTTAACCGCTACACATACCCCGCCGTGGGGTTCGGGGGGGTGCCTCGCCGAGCCTTCCTATTTATAGTTGGCTTCAACCTGCCCATAGTGGCTTGCCCCGCCACTCGACGGCTTTCCGATTTGGTGGGCAGCCGATTTCCTTGGGGTCTGCCCAACCGCCTCGGCGCCAGCTAGACGTTTGGCGGTACCGTCAAGCTACATTATATACATGGATTTTTTGCAGCCGACGGATTGGTGAATTTATACAAATTTCTCAAAAATAGTCCCCCAAGGTATTGACAAACGCAAAAATTATGCTATAATGAACACAGTACAACTATTGGAGGCTGACATGAGACAGCCAAAAAATTGGTACATCGAGTCTAGGCAAGCCATTAAACGTACCTTTGGCGATGACTGGCGGTTGTTTTGTGCCATAGCTGCTGCCACCTCCCCGAACAATTCCGTACGCCTCAACACTCGCCTTGCCATCAAAGCATACAACCAAATCAAAGCCACGGGTACCGTAAAGCGCAGCTCATTCATTAATGCACACTACAAAAGCTTGCTAAACGTCATTGCCAACGGAGAGCCAAATGGCAGAAAATGCCAAGCCTTGTACCATGCTTTAATCGGGCATGACGACTATGTTCCCGTTGATATATGGATACTTCGGTACTTCCGAATACCCAAAAAGGTACCAACAAAGCATCAATATGACTTAATCGAATCCGCCATACGTGAAGATGCTGCCAGTAAAGGACTGACTCCTGCCCAACGTCAAGCTGAACTATGGTGTGAGATTCGAAGAAAATCCGACAACTACGCTGACCACTTATGCCAGCTACGATTATTATAGAAGGGAGGGCAAGCGATTATTATAGAAGGGAGGTTAAGCATGAGTAGGAATAGTGGTACGTTAATATGCCCAAAGTGCCACACATGGTTCACTCAGGACTCACTGGCACACAAGCCGACCTGCCCAAAGTGTGGCTACCGACGGCAATCCGACCACAACCCAAAGTTCAAATTAATGGAGGTATAAAATGCTGTACAGAATTTACACCGAGCGGGGAAATTGGACACCGAAGGTACTCGACGCAACAAGTGAGCTGTTCGACGGATTTACAGTCATGAACACCGTAGGGTACTGGAAAAAACAATCTGAAACCAGCATGGTCATCGAAATCTACACGCCTAAGCCGGAAGATGACAAGGTAGCACAACTAGCAAAAACCATTAAGCGACTCGGCAATCAGGAATCAGTACTAGTGCTGAGGATTCAAGCTGACACCTTGGAGGTACAATAATGAACACGTCGCCAAAAAATGAACAACACTGGCAGGATTTGGCAAACAAGATATGCGCAGGGGCAAATATACCAGAAATCAAAGTCTTCCTAACTAGTAGACATCACAGGCAGGGAGAATACAATGTAAATTTATCTGCATTCTATTGGAATACGAGAAATACCTACACTCCATACATAGAACTAGACCTGACTGGCAACTATGACGTTGATTACTTTGCCCTATGCCATGAACTGGGACATTGGGCAGACCACAGGAAAAATCCCCCCCAAAGTCCATTCTGCTCACAGGAGGAACTAACCAGACGTGAAATCGCAGCAAATATGTTCGCCCTGTCTCAAGGGGCTTTGCCGTGTATTAACAGTTGGGAGTTTGTCGACAATGCCCTACGCCTAACAGGAACAAGTCTGTTCAAGCGCATTAAGGCTAGGCGATTTTACGTCGAGCATACCCCGGCAGCAACGCCCGAACCGATGCTGAAATCTATCCTAGCCGTACTATAGCTTGACAGCCATGGTATAATAAAATGAGGAGGAAAAACAAATGAAGCGCAGTCAATTACTATGCCCCAACCTCGACGCAGCTAGAAGAAATCGAGACCGTGTTAAGACCAAGGTAGGAGAGGACTTCTACCGCCAGCAGGAAAGGCTGCTTGCTCAGTGGAAATTGGGCGAGAGACCACCAGTCGGCTTGGTACTGGGAGAATTGCCCTGCCCGAATACCCTGTCCAAGCACCCAATATCAAAGCCGTTCATGGGGGACAACAACTATGACTGAAAGAGAGGAACTAATCGAACGATATGGACAGCCTCCATTCTGGGACGATATTCAGCCCTACCTAGACCAATGGGCTGAGCAGAAACTTGACAAGCATGGTATAATAGAAGTAGAGACTGGTGAGAACCAGAGTTAGACAGTACCTTAACAACCGAATACTGGGCAGGCGGAAAGGAGACCGTTTATGGCATATAAAAAGAAAACGTTAAGAACTATGTCCCCGACGGCTCGCAAGGTTGCTCGACTTACTGGTGAACTAGAAAGTGTAGCCAGAAGGCTTAAAAACCTGATACCAGACCTACAATCTTTAGACCTAGACAGTAGGGCTTTAGAAACTGCAACAAATTCTATCCATGAAGGCGAGTATCAGGCATATATGGCAACACTAGCCTTTATCTTCAGCTACACCGACTCTGAAGTACAGGATGGTATTCCTAGGGATGAACTGGAAAGCTGGTTAAGACAAAGAGTTGTCGAAACTGGTAAGGCAAGCTGGCGAGATGTCTATCAACTCACAAGCATCGAAGAAATAGAATGGAGCTAAAACTGTTATAGACCGCAAAATCAAATCAAATCGGGCAGTAGCCCAGAAAGGAAGGTAAAATGGAAGAGCAACAAGTACCAAAATTCGGGCTGTATCGTATCGAGGTGCACAAGGTAATGGGCTTAACCACCAACGAGGTTAGTGCTGTATTCCAGCACAGTGATGTTATGCCCCTATTCGAAAGGTCTATTGCCTACGACTTCGACGACCCAGACCCAGACGAACAGGAACAGGTAAATGCGCTGCGACAATCGGTAAGACCTGAAGTATTCGAAAAAATCAAGCAACTAGCCGACGATGGGTACACCTTCGTTATCGACTAGAGAGGAGAATGAATGAAAAGCTACGATGTTGTAGGCTATACAAATACAGAAAGCGGTTACTGTGTTTGCCTAGACTGTGTAACGAAGACAGAAAAGGAGGAGTTTTGCCCAATTTTTGCCGACTCCGAATGGGATGCCTACCCAAGCTGTGACAGATGCTCCAAGACAATAGAAAATGTCTGTCTTACTGAAGAAGGCATGAAGTATTACGAAGGAAAGAGTGGCAACAATGCATAAAGCAGTTCTGCCCAGTCTAGGAGACAATTAGGCTATGCAACCCTAGCAAAACTTGACAGACATGGTACAATACTAATGGGCAACAAAAACAAGGAGGAACAAAATGATATCTGACAAAGCGTACGACACCTTGGTAGAACTCAGCCACGAACTCTATGAGGAAATGAACTCAAGAGAGGAGGAACTAAACAAAGTCCACAAGGATAGCAGGCAGCTTATCCCCTATCTATTAACCCGTGTATTGGTAAACAACCCACCACATAATGCAACCAGTTATATTCGCTTAGTAAATACCGTTGCTGAAGCAGCCTTCCTAGGGGGGTACTTTTTGGCGACGAAACCAGACCTATTCGCCAAGTTTGGAGAACTGGCTGCCAGTGACGAAGGGTAACTGGACAGACAATAGGCGGTGGGCGTTGATGTGTTCAGACCCCGAAAGGGCTAAACAAAATCGGGAAATCGTCGCCAAGAAGCTATACACAGAATTTTGGATACGGGTAGAGCACGCCATTGCTACTACCCCTAGGTCTAAACCCCTGCCCAAGTGGGTGCCACAGGAACCCGACCCAATTCAGTGCGGGCGGACAATACAACCAACATACGGAGGAGATTACGATGAATAGAGGATATACGTCAGCAGGCGGACGGCTGGTTAATTCAGAAAAGGGGGCTTTGGAATTTACCTGCCTTACTCCAACCGACGACAATGAAGTCAAAGAGCCGTACATCTGGATACAAATTTACGAACGCCGAGAAGGTAGCACTGGCTATGGAGACAAAATATTCGACGGCAACCTTACGGAACTAATCGAGACCGTGGAAAAGGCTAAGCGGTGGGACGACCTGCTGCCCCACCTGCCCAAAACCGAATAGACAATCACGCCTGAGGGCAGTAGACAATGGCAAAATCTGCTCAGGCACGGGTCGCTTCTGTTTGTTTGTATGTCTATCACCCCCCCTTATATAATAAGGGGTGGGGTAGCATACAAACAGACAACCCCAGACAAAACAACAGACAGAAGCCCGACCCGCCAACAATGAAGGGCAACATGAAAAGGAAAACAAGCAAGCTGGTATGCTGTAAGTGTGGGCAGTCCGCAAGTCTGTTCGACGTTATAGGCAACGGGCGCAACGCTAAGCTGTACTGCCGAGCATGCAGTCCACGGAAAAGGGAAGATATAGAGCTGCCCAAAAACACCAAGGAATACCAAACCAAGTCGGGAGTTATCGTCAGGACTTGACAGCCTACGACTGGGCAGTGGTACAATGGAACCAGATGCCCAAAAATCAATTGGAAGGAAGATGCCATGTTCAAACTAACCAAGGCGCAAAAAGATGCTCTCCACGAGCGGTTTGCCAACATTCTTTGCGACTATGCTACCACCGAGTGTCCTCGGTGCTACTATCGGATTGATTCTCCTGCCCCAGAAGCTGAAGATGCTCTAGTAGTTGCTGTTGAGGAAATTATTGAAACAGAATAATGCCCCGCTTGCTGGTGTCTGCTAAAACTAGACCGCCAGAGCAGGTTAAATGTCAAGGCGAGAAATGACAGCCAGCAAGCCTGCCAGCTACAGCCTTTGGGCTTGAAAGGACTTCCGTAGGGAAGCTCGGCTGGCGGGAAACACTTGCCAGCTACCATTACTCGAGAGGGAGTGGAGCGTGTCAGCTTCGGGGACAACTGTAGTTGACTAGTCTGCTGTAATGAAGAGCTTAGGCAGACGACGTGCTACTAGCTGGCGGGCAAGCCTGAGCCGAGGTAGGATTAGATAGTAGAATGGGGAGTGCTATCAAGCGTTTAGGCGGGTGTAGGCTCAGGCAAGCCCTGCGGGGTGAAAGGCTACCGACTAGGGCAACGGGTAATAGTCTTGAGTGGTGAGATACCCGAAGCATCACCAGCCTCGCAGGTCTCAAGGGACTGGGGTGAAAATAGCTTGAGGCAGTTAGTTAGTGCGCACTATCGGTAATTGGGCTAGAGAGTAGCCCCAGTCCCAGAGGAAACTAGGCTGATGAGGCTAATGATGAACAAGCATGAAGAAGCACAACAAAACTGGAACACCTTGAAGCGTGGCTTTGTATTGTTTGAATGCTCGAAGTGTAATTGCGGGCAGACTACAACCGTAATCTCCGAGGATAGAAACGGCAACACTAGGCAGTTTTGTAAAGACTGCTTTCCAGTTGAGTGCAGGGCAATGGGTGTCGAGAAGCCGATATTGGTGCCCTTATGCCCATATTAATAGCTAACACAGGGCAGCCGTTATACGTGAAGGAGCCTATCATGGAATTACCAATAGCAGAAGAAGTAGTCAAATCCATAAAGATGAATTTTCAGGAGAATGTTAGACCAATCTGGGACATCTGGGGCAAGTGGACATTCAGACTGCCTAGAGGCGGGAGCGTTTTCTTCGTTGATAAAGCAAATGAGGAGTTAGAACGAAAATACCCCACACCTAGCGTATAGGAGAGGTTAAACGCAGACAAGCCCTGCGGGGTCTGTAAAAAGTGCAGGGTAACTAAGCCGTTAAAGTCGGGACTAGCCCCGTAGGGCAAAAGGAGGGAGGCAACCTTGAAAAAGGATATTCAGAGCCAGATAGAGGAACTGGCAGACCTGATTTACGCCACGCTGAAAGGGGATGAAGTTACAGCCAACATAAGCGAGCGAGCTTATATTACCGATATTCTCAGTGAGGCGATAATTGAAGCGGGCTACAGGAAGGAGGTAAGTGATGGATAAGTTGAGAGCAAACATAGTTAAAGCAATAACTGATTCCATTGAGGAGCATTCTTACTCCGTAGGTGATGCTGACGCTCCGATTGCCATAATTGATTCTAGCGTGAATACTGATAAAGCTGCCGACCAAATCCTTGCCTTCATCAAAGAGGAGGGATACGTCAAGCTGGCAGACGACCAAAGCCTGCCCAGTTACGAGTTGCCTGATAAGCCTCTAGCCCAAAGTGAGTGGTGGTCAGGATATGCTACTGGTCATATTGAAGGTAAGGAAGCTATGCTCAAAGCAGGTTTCAGAAAGGTGGAGCTATGAACAAACTACGTTGGGATAATCTGACGAAGGAAGAAAGAGCAAGGTATATGCAACTACAAATGTCGCCAGCGGGCGGCTACGACAGAAGCGGCTACCTGCCAGACGATTGCGGAGAGTGTGGTGCTTGTGGACAACCAATGCTAGGCGTTGGGTGGTGCCCAAGTTGTTATGCTGAATGGAGAAGATTAAGGGACAAATTAGAAGGAAAGTAGAGCAAGCCTACCAACGGAGGAACAATGAACCAAGATGAATTAATTGAAGTGGTAGGGGAGTGGGATGATGACCTTGCTTGGTGCCCGTCACAATGCTTTCTGTCGGTTAGATGGAAAGGTAAGAATTACACTCTTTATCTACGCTGGAGATGGCAAGACCCTTGGCATGGGCACGTGATTGAAGAAGATATAACTGGCATCTGGTCACAAGACTTGTTTGCTTTATATCATGAGCAGTATTTAGCAGATGAGCTTGACTTGGCTAAAGAGGCACTAATTCGTCTTGCTAATCGCTGGATAAAGGAGAATGATTTTGAACCAAGATGAACTCATTGAGAAGTGTAGGCTGACGGATAATCCATATTTCAAAACCAGCCAAGGAAAGGTGAAGCATATCAGGATATACGAAGATGCCCTAGGCAGACATACCGACGAGGACAAGGATGGCTAGAATATCAAATGAACTGGTTACTACGGTAACGATGGTTGATAATCAAATACGGAAGGACAGGGGCTACCACACTTCTGCCCACTGGCACGATGTAAAGCTAACCTTGGAAGCATTGTTGATTCTGGACAGGGCGATAAGTAAGCTCAAGACTCGAAAGCCAAAGGAGGGATAGAATGTGGAGACCTGCTAACTGGAGTCCGCCAGATAGACAAGACCTACCAGACTGGTCAGTAGAACAGATATACGAGGCTGGTGCTAACGATATGCTAGAAGCGTTAAAGAATCTTGGTAAACATACTGATGGTAAAGCACCAACTCTCAGCATCAATGTTCTCCCTAGGCAGACTGGCTGGTTAGTATTCATCCCTGATAAGGAGGCATGAAATCACAAATTGTTAGCACAAGTTCAACAAAATGAGCAAATTATTTAACAACATCTTGTGTAATGAAAGTCATGTCTAAGGCAATTATCATAGCATGAAAGGTTACTGAGGTAGAAATCATGGAAAGTAATGGCTATGAGCATGAATTATTCGAAGCTGTCAAGAGCTTGAGCACAATAGCCCGCCGAGCCTACTGGCAAAGCTACGAACACTGCGGAGGGGATTTAACACCAGATTGTATAGTCTGCTCTCATTATAAGGTTTGTGAGGCAATGGACAGCTTGGATAAAGCTATGGAGAAACTCGCCAATTGGAACTGTTAGGGGGTCGAAGATGATTAGAATCTATACCGACGGAAGTACAACCGCAACGTGCATTTATCCAGACGGAGGCTACCCCTCAATAATTCCCTTCACTGGCACGGTCAACGAGGCGGAATATGAGGCAATTCAACGGGCAGTAGAATATGCCCTCGACCAAGACGACGGGGAAGTTGAAATAATTTCCGACAGTGAACTTGCGGTCAACCAGCTTTCTGGTCGATATGCTATTCGTGCCCCGAACCTGCGGGAACGTGCCCAAGAAATATGGAACCTCTGCAAAGGACTCAAGGTTCGGTTCTTGTGGGTTCCACGTGATGAAAACAAGGCTGGAAAGGTGCTCGGCTGATGCGTGATGGCATCTACGTGGTCAACGAGCGGGGCGAGGAGGAGTTCATCGCCTACGACGACATTGACCCAGAGGTTCTGCCAAAAATCCTCCGACCCATTGGTGGCTTTTGCTACGAGGCAGGTGCCTTCGTTCATCTGCCACTGCCCAAAGTTCCATATTACTTGAAGGACTGGCTGCCCAAGCAGGGCAGACTTGAAATCTACGGGCAACCCAAGGTGGGCAAGAGCTACCTTTGTATGCAGTTGGCAAGAGCAATCGGGGAGGGCGAGTCCTTTTTGGGCATACCTACCAACGCAGGCAGGGTGCTCTACGTGCAATCTGAACTTGGGGCGGAAGTGCTTCAGTCTAGGTTTCGGGCAACTGGCAAAACCTACAGTGGGGTGTATGTTGGCACTACTTTTTCTATGAAGTTGGACACCAAAGCGGGGCAGGGCATTCTCACTAGAGCGATGGAGGCAGTCCTGCCGTCGGTGGTTATACTTGACCCACTTTACACAATGATGGACGGCGATGAAAACGAAGCCAAAGACATGAGGGCAGTAACCAGCTTTCTTGACGACCTGATTGAGTGGTTTTCCTGCTCGGTGGTTTTGATTCATCATGCGGGGAAAGACCTCAGCAAAGGCGGGCGTGGGTCAAATGCCCTTCAAGCGTGGGTTGACAGCTTCGTTGAAATGCGGCGGGTCTCCAAGAATGGAGAACCACTGCGGATTCGGCTGACCCCGAAAGACCTCCGTCATGCTGAACTGCCCCCTGAGCCGATAGAGGCAGAACTCCAAGACTTTGAGTTTGTGCCCGTTGATTCTCAAGATACTGTGAAAGGAGGTGTTTTGGAGTTCCTGAGAGATAGTGCGGGCGTAGAGGTCAGCCCGAAGGTTCTTGAAGAAGCTGGCATTGGCAAGCACGCCAGTATCGCCAAAGCACTCAAGGAACTGGTTGAGGAAGACATAATCACAAAGGTTGGTCGTGGTGGATACTTGTTCACCACAAAGTAACACAGTGGTTGACTAAGCACCAATGTATTCAGGCAGAAAACTAAGAAAAGCGTGTATGTTGGTCAGCACAACGTACATCAACTGCCACAAACCTGTTCCAGCGACTTTAAGCAGACTTGACTAGGTGTACGTACGTGGTGGTATAATGAGGAAGGATGGGTGTCGTGATGATACACAAAAATGTTAGAGCCGAAATTCGTAAACAAGTGGCTCGACTGCTTCCGTTTTATTACGAGGAAACAAGCAGCGAGGACAGCACGTATTCCATAGTTGTTCGAGAGCCTCCCGCCCCGACGCTTGATGAAGTTGTTGATAACATCATGGAAGTGGTCAGCCCGTACATCGAAACATACCGATGTTTTACAGAAATGGATTAAGGAGGAACCAAAAATATGAGCGAAGGAATTGTTACGTCCAGTAAAGATGCCGCCGTAGGGGGATACCAGAGCATTGTCAAAGTGGAAGGTGTCCTCGAACCGCTGAGGCGTGTCGACGGCACCAGAGAGAATCCCTTTGCGGGCAAGGTTTACGACCAAGTTGAGATTAAACTCAGCGACGCTGTTGTCTTGGAAGTTCTCCCCGGAGAGGAAATGCCCGACCTTAATGACAACACGTTTCGCACTTGGTACAACTATGCCCCTAAGGGCAAGCCAAAGCCACACAAGAACAACAGCTTCATCCGTGGCTTCGTTAAGAGCTTTGAGGACGCTGGCACTACCGTGGACGACAAGGTTGGCGAGAGGATAATCCTCAAGTTTGCCCGTTTCCCGCTTGGCTTCAAGGTCGATAAAAAAGACGAGGACGGCAACATTGTCTTTGACGACGACGGCAAGCCAGTCAAGGAAGAAGCGCAGGGCAGTGGTTTTGTTTACTGCCCAGATGGTGATGCCGATGTCGCCCCCATCACCGACCATATAAAGAACCTTGTTGTGGGCAAAACCCCCGCCGCCGCTAAGAGGGCAGTCCTGATGGACGGTCGTGCTCGTAGGTATCCAGAGTATAAGGAAGCCATCGACACTGGTCGGATTTGCGAGATGCTCGGTTTGGTGGAATCGGAAGACGGAATCTATCAGGAGGCGTAACATGAAGATTGACCCCTGCCCCGAATTTAGAAAACAGCTTCTGGAACGAATCGCCAAACGTGAATTCAAGGAACGTACAGGAGTGCATAGCTCAGACCTAATCTACTGCCTGAACAAGCAGGCTTTGAGGCGGTTGAAGCCCAAACCTATTAACGATAATGACCTTTTGCTGTATAGCCTTGGCTGGTCAACTCAGCGTTGGCTGACGGGGCAGGACGAGGACGAGCCAGAAATTGAAGTTGATGGAATAATTGTAACTGCGGACGCTGTAGTCATAGAAGGGCGGGGCAAAGCGGTTTGGGAATTGAAATGCACCTTCCAATCATCGAACAAGCCCATCGAAGAATCTATCCACTGGTTGCGTCAGATGATGGCTCAATGCTATGTTATCGGCACAAAGGTTGCCTACCTTAGTAGGCTAGAAGTGATGGGCAACTGGAAGTCAATATTCGGGAAAAAGGAAGAAAAAGCCCTGCCTGAAAACCAGAAGCCTACGCTGAGTGTCTTTAGAATAGAATTCACTCAGGAAGAACTAGATGCAAACTGGCGATGGATGAAAAATAGAAGAATACAATACAACCAGATTTTAGAAACTGGAATTTTACTCCCAAAGGCGCAGGCGTTGGCTTCTGGCATGGAGTTTGAGTGCGACAGATGTCCATATAGAGAGGAATTCAGCTAATATGACAATAATCTTTTTGCTTTTGACTATGGCAGCAGGAGTTGTTTTGTATGAGTGGTTCACAAAATAAGGTTATCCCCAACATCATCGTTAGCATAAATGGTATGCCCAAGAGTGGTAAGACCCACCTTGCGTTGACATTCCCGAAGCCTTTGTGCATCTTCTCCTTGGACATTGGCATAGAGCGTGTTCTGCCCAAGTTTCAGGGGCAGGAAATTGAGGTCAAGACCTACGATATTCCCATTCAAGACACGTTGCACCCACGCCCCTATGCCCAAAAGTTCTGGAAGGAATTTACCTCTGACTACCAGCAGGCAACAGAGTCAAAGGTGTACAAAACCATCGTTGTTGATACAGGCACGGCACTCTATGAGCTTGCTCGCCATGCCTACGCAGAGGAACTTGGAATCAAGAATCTTCTGCCACAGCTTTACGGAGAGGTTTACACTCGTCTGTCTGCCCTTATCCTGAAGGCACGAGTTCTTGGAATAAACGTTGTCTGGACACACCACCTGCGGGAAAAGTACATCGACGATAAGAATACTGGCGAACTGGAAATGGATGGCTTCAGGCGGGCAGAGGGGCTGGTGGATTTAGTTATCCGCATTCGTTGCGAGACCAGACGGATTGGTTCCAAGGCGGAGAATAAAATCGTGGCTACGCTGGATAAGTGTGGCTACGACTACACGCTCAACGGGTTTGAGCTTGAAAGTTGTACGTATGACGACATCATCGCCCTGCTTGGGTTTTAGGAGGTGGCACGATGGCTATAGATTTGTTTGACAACGGGAATAACATTGGAGAACCTGCCCCGTATCGCTTTGCTTGGTCTCCAAGTGGAGAGGTATTCGTGCTGGCACTTTTCCCCCAAGTAGGAATCTCAATGGTCTTCAAAAACGTAGATACGTTTTCCCAATTTATTGATGCAGCATCGGAGGCTAGAAGCAGATTCATACCGAAGGCGGTTCGAGAGGCGGAGGAGATACTTCGGGCAAAGACCGAGGAAAAGGGAGAAGGGTAATGTGCGGCAATAGTTTAAGGCAAGAACGGTCGTCAGACCAGACGACAGGTGGCGGTTCGAATCCGACCTTGCCGCTCCAAAAGACGCTTCGGGTAAGAAAGCTGTCGGCTAGGGAAGCCAATAGGCTACTTGAGCGGTGGCACTATCTTGGTTCTGTAAGAGGTATTGTGCACGCATGGGGGCATGAAGAGGGATGTTGCGTGTTTACCAACTGCCGTTCTCGGCTACTAGAGTCCCGATTCAAGACCAAAGGGATAGTGCCTATCGAGCTGGCAAGAATGGTAGGCTGCCCCAATCACGTTTGGGCTATGTCGTCATTGATGAAAGCCTGTGTTGCAGAGCTGAAGAAGTTGGGTCAGTATGACATTATTGTCACGTATGCCGACCCGTTTGCAGGACACAGTGGAGCTGTATATAGAGCTGCTAACTGGGACTTTGACGGCTTTACTGTTAAGGACGGTCATCCTTTAATATTCATCGATGATAAGTTAGTCGCTCCAAGAACCCTCTACGACTGCCATGGCACTCAGTCTATTTCGAGGCTGAAGGAAATCTATGGAAGCCGTCTACAGACGATAGCCAAGCCACCTAAAAAACGGTTTGTAAAATATCTTACGCAGAAGGGGAAGACGTATAAAGGTGACTCTTAAAGAACTATATGAACAACTTGCCTTGTGCTCTCGGTGTCCACTGCGGGCTAACGCTACCGCTCCAGTCCCGGGAAGTGGGCAGATAGGGGTAAAATATTTCATCATCGGGGAAGCCCCCGGCAGGAATGAAGACGAAGCTGGTATGCCGTTTGTTGGTCTTGCGGGCAAGCGTTTAGATAGACTGCTATCCCTTGCCAGAATTGACATCAACGATTGCTTCCTGTCAAACGTGTGCCGATGTCGCCCGCCAGCCAATCGAACTCCACGAAAGTCTGAGAGGATTAGTTGCTACCCGTGGCTTAAAGAGGAACTCAAGCTCGTCAAGCCGAAGGTTATTATTACCCTTGGTGCCCTGCCCCTTTCCCTGTTTACCAGCGACGGGATTAAGTCCCTCCACGGTACTCAATTCAAGACAACCCTAGACCTCGACGGAGAGGTCTATGAGGTAACTGTTATCCCCCAGTACCACCCTGCGGCTGCCCTTCACCAACCGAGGCTTTGGGCAGTAATGCTTGATGACTGGGAGAATATGCCCGAAAAGGTAGATTCGAGCTACATCGTGGTCAATGAAATGAAACGAGTTCCAGCCGAAGGTGCACTTGATACTGAAAACAATCCCGATGGCTCGTTGGGCGTGTGGTCGATGGCTTTTCGTGATGCGTCCAACCAGCTTTGTGTTCAGAGCTTTAATGGAGTACAGGACAAGGTAGCATTGCCCGATACCGTTGTGATGCACAACGCCAAGTGGGACTTGCGGGTGCTCGACGCTAACGGCATGAAGCGTCCTAAGAATGTAGTGGATACGATGATAGCCGCCTACTGCCTTGGGTTGGGCAGACAAGATATCAAGGATACTGGTCGAGCGGGAGACCAGATGGTTGGTGGTCTTGGGCTGAAATATCTTGCTCGCCGTCATCTTGGCATGGAAATGAAAAGCTGGCAGCAGGTCAAAGACAGCAGCTTGGAAGAAATCAAAGAATATAATGCCGCTGATTCTGTATCTACGTATCTACTTTGGGAAAAGTGGAAGCCCAAGCTGCCCGACCATTTTTGGCGAATAGATATGCCGATGCTAAATGTCTGCATGGCGATGGAAGACCGTGGCATCAAGGTTGACCCCGACTTTCTGCGGAAATACGCAGAGGCTTTAGACGAGCGGCTGAAGAACATTGACCTGCCACTGAACCCATTTGCCCCACGGCAGATTGCTGATTACGTTTATAACACTCTTGGAATTGAACCGACGAAGTTTACTAAGACTGGGCAGCCGTCCACGGAGAAGGAAATCCTTGAGACTATCAACGACCCAATCGTGAGGAAAATCCTTGAGTACAAAGAAATTCAACACGAGCGGAACACCTATGTTAGTTCCTATGAGACCAAAATGGACTTGAACCATAGGATTCACTGTGAGTTCAAGCAAACGTCAACGACAACGAGCAGGCTCAGCTCAGCTAGACCAAACCTTCAGAATGTTACCAAGGACAAAGAAGACCAGTCCTCAGAGCTTCGTATGCTGTTTGTTGCCGAGGACGGATTCTTGCTGGTTCGAGTAGACTTTAGCCAGTTGGAACTTCGTGTCTTTGCCGCTCTTACCGCCGAGGAAGCTATGCTAAAGGCTCTAGCCGAGGGCAGAAGTATTCATCAGGAAACGGCAGATGCCATTGGAGTGAGCTACGACGATGCCAAGACGGTCAATTTCCTGATGCTCTACGGCGGCACAGCTTGGGCGATAAGTCGAGAATTTCATATCCCGATTGACAGAGCCAAGGCGTTGATGGGCAGTTACTATCGAAACTATCCCGGTATCAAGGCGTATCACCGACGTATTCGAGAACAAGCGGAGAACGAACGGAAGGTGTCAAATCTTTTCGGGCGGGTTCGGCGGCTTGATGCTATGTTCTCCGACAAGTGGAAAGTTCGTGAGGACGGTATCCGTGAGGCGATTAACACGCCGATACAGGGCACCGCCGCTGAAATAGTTAAGCTGGCTATGATTGACCTGCACTACAATCATTCTGCCCCAATGATTCTTCAGGTTCACGACGAAATTCTGTTTGAAGTTCCTGAGAATGAAGCTATGGAATATGCCCACTGGTTGAATGATTACATACCAACGATAACAGAAATCAACGGTGTGCGGTTTCCTGTTGAGGTTGGAGTGGGCAGGACTTGGGCAGAATCGATGAAGAATAAGTTGAAGGGTTGACAGTTAAAAGGAGGTTTACATGGTAGCGAGAAGGAAGCCAAAAGGCGAGGAACTTGAGGAATGGTCTCGCCGTTGGGATACCGCCGACCATGAAGGCAAGCGAGCCTTATGTGAGGAATATGGAATAACCTACGACACTGGGAGACACTGGCGTAGCGACAGTAATGTACCCAAAGCGCACTCAACAGAGCACAAAGAATGTACGAGTGAACTGGAAATCGGCAATGATACTGCCCTTGAAATACTCAGAATACCGCCCAAAGTTCATCTGGACTTTGTTAGCTTCGATATTGAAACCAGCAACCTGAAGGCGGACTTTTCAATAATGCTAACCGCCTGCATAAAACCGTACGGGCAGCCAACAAAAATATTTCGGGCGGATGCCTATCAAGAGTTCCATGATGACCGCACCAACGACAGAGCCATTTGTAAAGATGTAGCCGAGGAACTGGCTAAGCACGCCATTGTTATCACCCACTATGGAAAAAGATTCGATATGTGTTACCTGCGGGCGAAGATGGTAAAGCATGGTTTAAGTCTGCTGCCCCCGATGTTTGGTATTGATACGTACCAGATAGCAAAGTCCAGCTTCATGGTGTCAAGCCGCCGCCTCAAGGCGTTGTCCCGTTACTTTGAGCTTGGGGTGAAAACTGAAGTCGAAGGTGGCTTGTGGATGGATGCTGCCCTGAATGGTTCTACTGTAGCTATTGACAAAATCGTAGAGCATAACGTTCAAGATGTTATAGTGCTGGAACGGCTAGCTGCGATTTCATTCCCGTACTTGCGGTCAATACCACGATTATAGGAGGTAAAGATGCCCTACATTTCTCAGGAAAAGAGAAGAATACTCGAACCAACGGTTCAAGAACTGGTTGATGGCATCGTTTGTTGCGCCGAAGATGGGCATAAAGATGGACTGGTAAACTTTGCAATAAGCTCGTTGGTGTTCAGCCTCTACGGTCGAACATACAGCGAGTTGAATGCCGCCATTGGTGTTCTTGAATGCGTGAAACAGGAACTTTACAGGCGTGTTGTAGCCCCATACGAGGACGAGAAACGCAACGAAAATGGAGAGGTATTTCACGGGTGAAGTTTTTCATTGCTGGTAGGTGGTCGGACAGGAATCGAGTTCGTGAGTTGATTTATGCTGTAAGGGAACATGGGCATGAGGTAACTCACGACTGGACGATTAAAGACGTGCCCGACAAGTCCTTTGTTGAGCTGCAAGAGTGTGCTCTAAATGACCTAGATGGCGTTCGTCGATGCGATGCTTTTGTTTTCCTTGCTGACCAAGAGTTCCAGTTTCGTGGGGCGTACACCGAATTGGGTGCTGCCATTGCACTAGGAAAGCCTGTCTTCATTATTGGTAGTTGTGCCGACAAGAACATCTATGTTCATCACCCACTGGTCAGGAAGGTGGGCAGTCTAATGGAAGTCTTCGAGATTGTTGACGGAGGTAAAGGTGAATCCTAACGAAGTTGTCCAAATGATTATAGACATGGCGGAGGCAAGAGTAGCTTTGATGGCACGAAAGGCTTCCGACTATGCCAATGAAGATGCTCTAGCCAACTTCAAGAGAATGTCTCTAATGTGCGACGTTTTGGGCGTACAGCCATCGAATAGTGCGGCTGATTGTGCTCTTTTCCTCGCCCTTCTGAAAATCGACCGATGGTGTAATCTACGACGGAAGGGAACACTACCTGAGAATGAAAGCGTACTGGATACGATTCAGGACTTGCATAATTACATTGATTTGGCGTATGCGTGCCAAAAGGAAGAAGGCTAAGAAGATGCTTGTTAGAATAACATTGTCAGCGAACAGCAAACGAAGTTTGATGGAAACGTTAAAGCGTGTCATCGAAATGAGTCTGGAAGAAGGGCAGACAACTATTGAGGATGTGTCTTTTGAACCAGAGTCAAACATTGAACTGCCAGCACCGACAAAAGAGGAACCCGCCAAAGCCAAGAAGCGGAAGGTGCCCCCAGTCGTTTACACTCTTGGTGAGGGGATTGACACTATCTGCCCAATATGTGGGCGTTACGTATCGGTTGGTGTCTGCCCTGAAGTCGAGGCAAAGGAAGACAAACCGTACGAAGTAGAACTGCCCTGTGGAGACAGGGTTCCTGTAATCTTTGAAGGTTAGTGATTTTGCCCCAAGGAAGCCTTGAGACGCTTAGTCTTATGCTTCCTTGGGGTGGGCAGAAAAACTATAGGCAGGAAATTCAATGACAAGGATAATGTTCCTCCGCCTCTCAGTACAAGAGGCTCAACTTATCGAGGCGGCATTAAAGGGAGAGGGGCTGGACGACCAACGGTGGTTTCTTATCCAGATTGGTCGCATACTTGTTTCCAAGAAGCCTATGGAACTGGGTCTTCCAGTTCAGTTCCTTTGGTGGCTTCGGGACAGACTAGACCCATCTGCGTCAGTTGGAGGAACAACAGGACTTGATGTCATTTTGAAGATATACGACTTGCTCTTGGAGGCAAAGTCGTTGGATTTGCAGGAGGAACTGGGGCTGCCCCCATTAGCCCCAGATAAGGAGGAACAGGACAGTGAGTCCAGAGACGAAGACACAACCAAAGACGGAACCGAAGACAAAACCGAAGACACCACCGAAGCCAGCAGAACCGACGGAACCGAAAATCGACCCGATACGGAGACTGAACCCAGAGAGACTCTGCCCGGGGCAGAAGGGTGATGTAGTTCGGGAAGTAGGGAGATGACAGATGGCAGCTTCGGAATATATATGGATGCCACGAACATGGTCGGGATACCCGACAAGAATTTGTACCGCCCGTGACACGACTGAGTTTGTGCCAGAGCCAGTGGCGCAGGTTATTGATGTCATGGAAGACTGGTTCCAAGCAATAGAGGCAGGAACCGCCAACAAGAGGCTGCCTGATATTAGTGGAACTCGATACACAAAAGAGGAAGTTGATGATTTTATAGACAGAATAGATAAGTTTTTTGAGAGTGAATTGAGTCATCACGCCGATTATCACGCTCGTGTCGGAGAAGCAACAAGCGGTGTTCCAATGAATGTCCCGCCCGAGTTTAATCGATTGAAGGGGGCAGCTAGGGAAGCCTTCATGCAGGCATTGCGAGCAAAGCTAAAGGAAGTTATCATACCACAGGAGGGGCACGATGCCACAAACGAGCAAAATTGAGGGCATAATCAGTGAGTGGGCATTGGTGGCTAGGTACAGACTGCCGCTGACAAGCCAAGAGGTTCAAACGTTTCTGACTCCAGCGGGCAATCTGGTAGATGTTACCAGAAGCAAAACTGGTAGGGTTATGGGCATCTCTACCAAACGGGTAGCTGTTGAAGTGGGTGAGGAAATAGGGGCAGAGTCTAATGACTGACGGTTCGTTTGTTATTCCTGATGTATTTGCTTTGCAAATGCGGCGGCTGGTTGTCCAAGCTTTCGTAGATAGGTCGCTACTCATTGACCCAGACAGAATTCGGTGGCAAATAGCTGAGGTCGAGGGCAATCTACTTATCAGGGCTTTGCTGGACATAGCGACAAAAGAGGAAATTATCGATGAGGTGAAGTATCCGTCAAACTGGTGGCAGGCATTTAAGGAACGGTGGCTGCCCAAGTGGTTGAGACGGCGGTTTCCAGTGGAATACACAACACTTGCTGTTGAATATAAGTTGCCTGAGCTTGACGTTCCAGCAGAGCTTGGAAGGAAGTTTGTAACATTGAAGCTAATTAAGGAAAGGGAATTGAAGAAGTGGGAAAAAGGCACACAGGAAGCCCAAGCACTCCTAGGAAAAACCCCACCTACAGATACATAACTTGTAGCCGTTGCGGGCAGGCAGGAAGACCGCTGGTTAAGATTGACGACGAGTATGTCTGCATGGACACCGAGTTGTGCGGGCGGAGGCAGCGATACATTCAAGTAGTCGGGCGTATTTGTAGTGTTTATCATTGCCACGAGAAGGCTAAATACCAATGTTCCTGCGGGTTGTACTTTTGTGAGCCACATCGGTTGGCTGCCCAACGACAGCATGAGGGTCATCTGGTAGTCGAGCTCTAGTCATAAAAACAAAAGCCCCAGTCAAGCAAAATGCCGCTTGATTGGGGCTTTCTTATGTCTGTCAAATCTATATCGCTCGAAGAACCAAAGCTATCAGGGCACCGTTCAACGCCATAATCAAACCAAGAATGCCCATGATGAAGTTCATCTGCAACCGCTGTGAACTGAGTTGCGTGGGAATATGGTTATAGACTGCGTCCCACAGCATAGAAATCTGGTTTTTCATGGCTTTGGGTTTTTGCGGTATTTCATGGTTTGTCATCGACTACTCCTTACTGTGGTACTCTTACCGCCACTCGATATTTGCCCTCTCGGTTTTCCCCAGACTGGACATCACCTTGGGCATCTAGCACCTCCACGTAGTGCGTTGTGTCGTTGTAGGTAAACGTGACAAGGGACTCCTTCTCGGCTGTGGTTTTAAGGGCAGCTAGTAACTGTTTTGGACTTTTGCCGTCGAAACTTCTTGAGCAGTCAACGGTAAACGAGTAGTTCCATGTTCTGGGCAGTAGCTTCTGATACTCGAACACGGCGTACTGTATGTCTGGCGTATTCGTGGTCGTTGAGCCACGGGCTAGGTCGAACCTGAACTGAATTGACCGAATAGTTACGCCCGTTGGAGTGGAACTGTTTGGAAACTCATAGGTGGTCTCGCCGTTAGATGTTATCGTGCCCAAAGTCGTCCACCCAGAACCCAAGTTGGTATAGGAGTGGTCGGTTCTGTACTTGACCACGACAGTCTCATTTTCAGACATTCCACTACAATTTAACGTGAGGGCAAGTGCCCTTTTGTTGCCCACCTGCCAATTGCCGTCGAACCAAGGCGTTATGTGGAAGGCACTCGACGCATAGTTGTGGCTCGTCAGCTTCAGCGGGTTCAAGATGCTACGTTCTAGCTGTATGTAGTAAAGCGTGTCGTCGTGGTCAAACCACAGCCTGTAGTCGTAGGCAGAACTGACTGCACCAGTGTGCATACTGCCGCCCGTGGAACCTGCTGCCCAAAACACCTGCCAGCCTGTTCCACTATATGACATTATGGTTGAAGTAGATGTGCCAGACGTTTGGGTGGAATCTACTAGAGCAAACAGATAGTTATAGCCAGCGATTAGCTTGACTATCTCGCCGTTGTATTCAGATGGTATTCCGCCGTCCCTAGACAGTCCAGCCGATTCAATAACAGCAGGACTCCCATCAGGAATGTATCTCCATACGTCCAGTCCAGCCGATATGTAAGCGGCTTCCTTCCAAACGCAAGCCCCTTTGCCACCGTTCGGGTGGTCTGGAGTCTTGAGCTTTGGTCGAACGAACTGGGCATTGGTTGTATCATGGGCATACAGCCCTACGGCAGTGGCGGCGTAGATGATGTCGTTGCCGTCAGCATCGGAATCGGTATAAAGGCTGTTGACCTTTCCTGCGGATACTTCGTCTAGAGTTCCGTTTTCTGTCCACGATGGAGAACTGGCGTTGGGTGTAACCGAGTAGTAGATTTTGTTCGTGGTGGAATCAAACTTCCAAGCCTTACTATCCCAAATAACTCCAAGCGTGGCGTTGGCTGAGTCAGTCTTGTGGAGGACTCCATCGGTATCCAGATAAAGATACGGTTTTTCGTCGCCTTGGTAAATCAGCATGGTAGAGTTGACGGTGGCTACCAATGCGGTTATGTCGGTGGGCAGGACAGCAGCTAGACTGGCGTTGCCCGTGTCGTTGTCTATCTTGATTAGCATACCACCATTGGCAACATAAAAGTCGTTGTTGAAGGTAGCCATGTCGGTTATAGTGTTGAACGTGCCCAAGCCAACGTCGTCTATATAATAAGTGTGTAGAGAAGCGTCTTCCGTGCTTGGAACACCGACGCAAACTCTCAGCCTTGTGGCACTAGAATCTATCTGTCGGACGACCACCAAGTATTCCCAATCTCCGCCGCCTGAGTGAGCCGTAGATGTATT